TGACTGGAGTTCAGACGTGTGCTCTTCCGATCCCGGCCGGCCGGCCGCGATGGCGGCACGGATATGGCGCGCCATGGCGTCGCGCCGCGCGGTCGTCGCCGAATGCGGCCAGGCGGTGCTGAGCTGTTCGGCCGGGATCAGGTATCGGTAGCCGCCATGGCTGTTCCGCTCGATCACCAGCACGCCGGCGGCCGCCATGGCGATGAGCGGCTTCCGGCTGGGACGGTCGGCGTCGGACAGGCCGGCCTCACGAATGATGGCGAAGCCGTCCTTCACCGCCTCGCCGGCCAATGCCGCGCGGCGGATGACGCCGAGGATGCTGTCCCAGGTCCGCTGGCGGCGTGCGGCCGCTGCGGGCGTCATGCCGCCCTCGCTTCGGCCGCCGGCCGCAGCTTCGCCAGCAGCGCCTCGCCATCCTCGGTGGTGACCAGGTGGATGCGCCGGAAGTCGCGCTTGTTTCGGACACGCCGCACCAGGCCGAGCTTCTGCAGCTTGGTCGCGGCGCGGCTGACAGCCGAGCCGGCGATCTCCATCGCCGAGGCAATGGCGTGGATCTCTCGCAGCGCCTCCGGCGGGCAGGACGCCATGGCCAGCACGCCGACCTGGCGGCAGCTCAGGTCGTGCCGGAACACCGAGGCCTCCCGCATGCCGCGGACGATGTCGGCCGGCCAGGTGGTCGAATCGGTCACGAGGCGGCCCTCGCATTGCCGAACAGCGCGGCCGCGCGCTGCGTGTGCTCACGCGACGGCGCGCTCGGCATCCGCGCGGCCAGGTCGAGCGCCTGTTCGCCGCGCCGGTTCAGCGCGTCCCGGACGCGCTCGTCGTGGCCGGCGATCTCGATCGCGTCCTGGAAGAGGCCCTTCGCCAGCGCGATCAGCGCCGGGCGGAGCTCCTCCGCCGTCTCGGTCGCCGGTTCCGGCGGCTGGGTGGGCGGCGGCAGCAGCGCGAGCAGCGCGTCCGCTTCGTGCTTCCAGACCGTGATGGTCGGCCGGCCATTGCAGATCTGCTCACGCAGGCGACGCAGATCTGCACTGACCGGGCGCGGCGGGGCAGGCACCTTCGCGGCCATCAGCGCCGCGGCCACGGCTTCCGTCGCCAGGATGGCGCATGTGCCGCCGGCGATCGCCGAGAGCTGCGCGCGGTGGAATTCCGTGAAGGCGGGCACGACCTCGGCGGTCGGCATCATGCCATCGGGCATGCTCATCTCTCCGTTCCGAAAGGGGTTGCCGGGCGGCCGCGGTCAGCGGTTCCAGGTGACGAGCGCGAGCAGCAGCAGCGCGACGCCGAAGTAGGTCACGCCTCGCGCGTTCCGCAGCGCGACCGCGGCGCGCCCGCGCTCCTCCGTGCAGAGGAGGTCGAGGACCAGCACGCAGCCGATCGCCACGGAGAAGACGCCGATGCCGAGGATGTAGGCGCTCACGAGAGGCCTCCGTGCCTGGGTCTGCCGCGCAGGCGGCGCGGCGCGCGATAGGCCTTGTTCGCGAAGAGCGGATCGTGGAAGCAGTCGCCGCCGGAGCGCGCCCATGTGTCCCAGGCGGCCACGAGCTCGGCAGGCAGAACGGGTGGCGCACCTTCGATGCGGATGGCGGCCGCAGCGTGCGGGAAGCCGTAGCTGTCGAGCACGAAGGCGAGGCCGGCGCGCAGGCCGATGGAGGTCTGCGACATCGCGTCAGCACTACGCCTTCACGTCGAGCGCGCGGTCCTTCGCGGCGTCGACGCGCTCGATGAAAGTGAGGAGGGAGGCCAGGACCTCGGCCGGATCGGCGCCGGCGGCCAGAGCGTCACTGGCGGTACCGGCGAAACCCGCAATGCGGCCAAACGCGTAGGCGTAGACCTCACGCGACGTGAACTCGCGGAAGCAATCGTCGAGCTTTTCGGGCTCCGGCACTCGCGGTGCCGGCGTGATGGCATCAGCGTCCATCAGCCGGCGCTCCCGAGCTGCGCCTCAGCTTCCGCGATCAGCTTGCCGTAGGTGCGCAGGTTGCGCTCGCAGCCCGCGAGGAGGGCGGCGCTGTCGATCTCGATGAGCAAGCCATCGTCCAGGGGCGGCAGACCCACGAAGCGCGGCGTGACGACGCAGTAGGCCGCCTCATTGCCGGCCGTCAGGCGGTCCGCGATCGTCGTGATCGCGTCGCGGCGGCGCTGGTAGGAGGCGAGGTCAGCGGCGGTGTAGCGGCGACCTTCCTCGAAGGATGCGTGATCGGCCATTGGGGCGCTCCGGATGGAACGCCACCATCATCACCGGAATGGTGAATTCGTCAACCTAAAAAATCACCATAATGGTTAATTTAGTTAGGGGCGGAATTTGCCCCGTCAGCCACCCAGGCTGCGGCTCAACCATACGACGCGGCCCAGGATCGAGACGTCATCTTCTCTCACACCCGCAGATGCAGGATAGGCGGGATTGTCACTCGTCAGCGTGAGCGTCTTGGATGCCCAATCGCGCGATATTCGCTTCACCTGGACGTCTACGCCTGCTGCGAGCACGTACAGGCCATCGCGTCCCACTGCTCGAACTGATCGGTCGACGAGAATGAAATCGCCATTCTGAAGGGTGCTTGCCATGCTGTCACCACTGACGCGAACGATGGCCAAATCTCGGACTTTGGCTCTCGTCACACTTCGCACCGCATCAAGCCCAAACAGGTGCCAAGCCTCGGGCTCCGGCCTGTCAGCGTTGATCGCGCCAGGTCCCGCCGACACATTCACGTCGAAGACCGGCAGGGCAACGTAGGCCGCACCTTGAAATTCTATGCCATCATCGGGACCGGCACCCTTTGTGAATGTGAGCACGGGAGCATCAGGAGCACGGCCGAGCTCCGTTCCTTCAAACTCCAAGAGTTCGCTTGGTCGAACAGCTAGAGCCTTGGCGACTCGGCGCATCCAATCCGGGCTCAGCTTCCGCTCACCCTTCTCAAGACGACTTATCTGCTGCGGGCTGGTGCCGGCGCGCTCGGCGACCGTCTCTAGCGTGAGGTTCGCCGCCTCCCGCAGCTCGCGGATCCTGTTTTGCATCGGGACAGACTCACCAAAAAGGTGAGGCTCGCCAGCACCAAACTGGTGAAATTGGGCTTGACCGGTTATCGCCGGATTGGTGATATTCGTCCTCGCCATGATCCTGCGTGACTTCCTTTCCGAATACGAGGGTGGTGCGGCCGCATTCGCGGCTGCAATCGGGGTGACCGCCCAAGCGGTATACCGCTACGCATCGGGAGAGCGGATCCCGCGCAGGGCGGTGATGCTCGTCATCGCCGAGAAGTCGGACGGCAAGGTGAGGCCGACTGACTTCTATGCGGCGCCAACTGGTGTTCACGCTGACGCCGTCGAGGCCGCCAACGAAAACGCCCGCCGCCGAGGTGATGCAAACACAATGGCCCCGGTCAGGCACGAGCGTGTGCCGGAGGCGGCGTGATGGCGTCACCGGCTCGCTCCGATGCTCACCAGCCTGCGAAAGCGCGACCGGACGCTGCAGTATCCGTCCTGGGGGATGAAATACAGCAGGTCCGCCTGGACGGTGACGATATCCGCCCGTGCAGCATCGAGCAGGCCTGCGAAGGCCTGCGAGCCGCGGATCATCCGCGTGTCGTCCGGGTCGAAACTGAGCAGGCCCGTGCCCGCCGTCGCCAGCACGACGCCTGCGCCGATGGCGACAGTGGCCGAGCCCCGATCGTTGGAAACCGCGCGGTCGATGATCACGCCCGCCCACTGCCCCCCGGTCTGAGCGAGGGTCTGCACAAGAGGAGCGGCCTCATCCTGCTCGATCCGCAACTGCTCATCGCGTGTCCCGGCGGCCTGCCAGCGCAGGCACATAGCGTTCATCGCGCGAAGGGCCGTCTGCCGCTGCGGCGGCAAGCCGCGAATGTCGGCATCGTTGACCGGCTGGAGCGGGGGATCGAACCGCAATGGAGGGCGCAGAACGGGAGCTTGGCTGACAGCTGGGGCGGTGACGGTCGTCTGCGTCGTCCTCGCACCGCGCGACGGCCTTTCCGGGATGTCTCCGGTGATCGCAGCCAGCCCGATCCCCAGGGCAATCAGCCCCCCGAGCGATACGAAAATCGCCAGGAAGGCACGCCTGATCCACTTCAGCACGATCGCGCCCATATCCGCCTGCTCGGCGCTATCATGCCGCATCCGGAAGTATCTCTCAATCAATGCGCGCGCGGACGGATCGGGGTTCCCGCCCCGGCCGCCCGCCGCGTCACGTCTCTGCTGTCTTCCCTCCGGCGATCCGTTGGTGAACCCCGTCACTGCCATGCCGGGATCATGGAGGAGCTGGGATGTCGCTGACTACGGCACCGTTTTCCGAAAATCCGGACACCACTGTCCGAGTCATCGCTCGCGAATGGATCGCAGAGCTCGGGCCGAAGCGCGGCCGCCACCGCATCGCCGAGCTGCTCGGCGTGACGGAGCGGTGGGTACGCGGCCTGCTCTACGGCGAGCCCGCGCGGATCGATGCGCAGGTCTTCCTGCGCGCCATGGATGCGCGGCGCCTGCTGCGTGCTGAACGCCGCGCGCGGCTGCAGCGCGAGCTCGCCGAAATCGAAGGGGACCTGGATGCGGTTGACGATCTCCGCGGCGACGGCGCTGGCCTGCCGCCTGGCCAAGGGCATGTGGCTGCTCTGCTGGAAGGGCGGCGCGGTGGTCTCGGGCTGGGCCGCCGACCGGTGGACTGACGCCGAGGATTTCTGCCTGCGCCGCATCAGCCGCATCACCGGGAGGGCGCGCTGATGGGCAGGAACGAAGCCGGTCACGAGCCGCCGCGCGCACGGGACGACACCGAGGTCGGTGGCATCGCAGCCGATCGCCTGCGGTCCCTCGTCGAACGCATCGAGCGCATGGAGGAGGAGCGCAAGGCCCTCGCCGGCGACATCAAGGACATCTTCACCGAGGCGAAGTCTGCCGGCTTCGACGTGAAGGTGCTGCGCCAGATCATCGCTATCCGCAAGCGAGAGCCTGCGGAGGTCGAGGAGCAGGAGACGCTGCTCGACCTCTACCGCCGCGCGCTCGGCATGTGACGGCGATGCGCCCGTTCCCCTGCGGCCCCGCCTCAGATGGCCGCTTCACCCTGACCAAAAGGCAATTCCCATGACGTTCCTTGGGCGTACGCTGCGCGACCGCATCACCGGCTTCTCCGGCGTCTGCACCGGCTACTGCCAGTATCTCAGCGGCTGTCACCAGGTGCTTCTGGTGCCGCCGCTCGGCGCCGACGGCGCCCTGCGATCGGCCGAGTGGTTCGACATCCAGCGCTGCGAGGACACCGGTGCGGACGTCGTCACGCTCGACAATGGCGCAACGCCCGGTCCCGACCGATCCGCGCCGAAGCGCTGACCCGCACGCCTCATCCACCCCAGCCGGAGCCTGACGATGGACAGCCTGCCGCCGATGGAGGCCATGATCCCGGCCGACATCCCGCTGCTCGACGACGCCGGCGCCGCGCTGGTGAAGCGGTATGAGGCCTTCCTTGCCGCGAAGGTCGTACGGGCGGAGGATGCCGGCATCACCGTCTCGCCGTCCGCGCTGCATCCGCTGCTGAAGCCGCATCAGCGCGATATCGTCGCCTGGGCGGTGCGGAAGGGCAGGGCGGCGATCTTCGCCAGCTTCGGCCTCGGCAAGACCGCCATCCAGTTGGATGCGGCGCGGCTGATCCTGGAAGCGGAGGGCGAGTTCGCCCGCGTGCTCATCGTCCTGCCGCTCGGCGTGCGCCAGGAATTCATGCGCGACGCGGCGATGCTCGGCATCCCGGTTCGCTTCGTCCGACGGACCAGCGAGGTCGGCGATGATGGTATCTATCTGACCAACTACGAGAGCGTGCGGGACGGCAAGATCGACCCGTCACTGTTCACGATGGTCAGCCTGGATGAGGCGGCGGTGCTGCGCGGCTTCGGCGGCACCAAGACCTTCCGCGAGATGATGAATCTCTTCGGCGAGACGAAGTACCGCCTCGTCGCGACCGCCACCCCGTCGCCGAACGAATACATCGAGCTGCTGGCCTATGCCGCCTTCCTCGGCGTGATGGAGGTGTCGGAGGCGAAAACCCGCTTCTTCAAGCGCGACAGCAGCAACGCGGACAAGCTCACCCTGCACCCGCACAAGGAACGCGAGTTCTGGGAATGGGTGTCCACCTGGGCCGTCTTCGTCACGACACCCGCGGATCTTGGCCATGACGCCACGGACTATGTGCTGCCGCCGGTCGAGGTCCACTGGCACGAGGTACCGACCGACCATGCCGAGGCGGGCGAGGAGCGCGACGGCCAGATGCGGCTGATCCGCAACGCCGCGCTGGGGGTGACCGAGGCCTCGGCCGAGAAGCGCCACAGCCTGCCGGCGCGGATCGCGAAGATGCAGGAGCTGCGCGCCCTCGATCCCACCGCGCACCGCATCCTCTGGCATGACCTCGAGGCCGAGCGGCACGCGATCGAGGCGGCCGTGCCCGGCGTGGTGTCCGCCTATGGCTCCCAGGATCTGGACGAGCGCGAGGCCGCGATCATCGCATTCAGCGACGGCGAGGTGCAGGAGCTGGCGGTGAAGCCCTCGATCGCCGGCACCGGCTGCAACTTCCAGCGGCATTGCGCCTGGGCGATCTTCCTGGGGATCGGTCACAAGTTCCACGACTTCATCCAGGCCTTCCACCGGATCGTGCGCTTCGGCCAGGCGGCGCCGGTGCGCATCGACATCATCTATACCGAGGCCGAGCGCGAGATCCGCCGATCGCTCGAGGCGAAGTGGGCCCGGCATGTCGCGCAGGTCGACCAGATGCGCGCGATCGTCGCGGAGTACGGCCTGTCGGGCGATGCCGCGAAGGCCGCGCTGCGCCGGTCCATGGCCGGCCCGCGGGAGGAGGCGTCTAGCGCAGGCTGGCACCTGGTGAACAACGACACCGTGCTGGAGACGGCGCGGATGCGGTCGGACAGCGTCGGGCTGATCGTGACCTCGATCCCCTTCGCCACCCAGTACGAATACACGCCGACCTTCAACGACTTCGGCCACACCGACGACAACGACCATTTCTGGCGGCAGATGGACTTCCTGTCGCCGAGCCTGCTGCGCGTCCTGCAGCCCGGGCGGGTGATGGCGGTGCATGTGAAGGACCGCATCGTCCCGGGCGGCCTGACCGGCCTGGGGTTCCAGACGCTGCATCCGTTCCATGCCGAGGCGATCTTCCACTATCAGCGGCACGGCTTCGCCTTCCTCGGCATGAAGACCATCACCACGGACGTGGTGCGGGAGAACAACCAGACCTATCGCCTCGGCTGGTCGGAGCAATGCAAGGACGGCAGCCGGATGGGCTGTGGCGTGCCGGAATACCTGCTGCTGTTCCGCAAGCCGCCGACCGACCCATCCACAGGCTATGCCGACTACCCGGTGGTGAAGGAGAAGCCGCTCTGCGCTGATGACGGCGAGCCGGCGCCCTTCGACAAGAAGACGAACTGGCGCAAGCCAGTGCCGGGCACGGGCTATTCTCGCGCGAGATGGCAGCTGGATGCGCATGGCTACACCCGCAGCAGCGGCGACACGCTGCTGTCCGGGCAGGAGCTGCGCAGCCTGCCGCATGAGCAGCTGTACAAATGGTGGGAGGCACGCTGCACGGCGCCCGGCTACGTCTATGACTACCGGGAGCATCTGCTGCTCTGCGACAGACTCGATGAGTTCGAGCGGCTGCCCTCCACCTTCATGCTCTGGCCGCCGCATTCCGTGCACCCTGATGTCTGGACCGACATCACCCGCATGCGGACGCTGAACGCCGACCAGGCGATGGCGGGGCGGGAACAGCATCTCTGCCCGCTGCAGCTCGACATCGTGGACCGGGTCATCACCCAGTTCTCGATGCCGGGCGAGGTCGTCTTCGATCCCTTCGCCGGAATCGGCACGGTCCCTGCCCGCGCGCTGAAGCTCGGCCGGCAGGGCAGGGGGAACGAGTTGAGCCCGCGCTACTGGGCCGACGCCGTGACCTATTGCCGCGCCGAGGAGGCGCGCAAGGCCATCCCGACGATGTTCGAGCTGCTGGGCCTGGCGGCCGGGGAGGACGCGTGATGTGGCCGCTCCTCATGCTCGCCTGCGCGATGCTGAGCTTCTCTCTGTCGCTGGCCGGACTATGGCTCGTCTCGCCCGCGCTCGCCGGCATCGGCTTTGTCCTCGCGCTGGCGTCTTTCATCGCGGGGGTGCTGGCGTTGGCGCTGGGGAAGCGCGCATGACCCGCCGCGGCGACTGGATCCAGACCTATTCCGGCGGACAGTTCTGGCCGCTCGATCCTCGCGCGGAGGAGGTGCGGCTGATCGACATCGCCCAGGCGCTGTCGAACAAGTGCCGCTATGCCGGGCACACGCTGCGCTTCTACTCGGTGGCGGAGCATTCCGTGCTCGTCAGCCGCGCCGTCGCGCGGGAGCACGCTCTCTGGGCGCTGCTTCACGACGCGGCCGAGGCTTATCTCGCCGACATCCCGCGGCCGGTGAAGCGCTTCCTGCCGGGGTGGAAGGAGATCGAGGCGGGGGTAATGCGCGCCGTCTGCGAGCACTTCGGCCTTCCGCCCAATGAGCCGCGCGAGGTGAAGCTGGCAGACACCTCGATCCTCCGCGACGAGATGACGGTGTTGATGGCGCCGCCGCCGGAGCCCTGGGGCGACATCGGCCCGGGGACTGGCCTGGTCGTCCAGGGCCTCGCTCCGGAGCAGGCGCGCGCCGCCTTCCTGGATCGCTTCGAGGAACTCCGGCGTGAGGAGACCTTGCGATGGGCAGCCTGACACGACGCGCCGCGCTGGCCGCCTGCGGCGCCATCCTCGCCCGGCCGGCCATCGGCCGCCCGACCTGCGGCGTCGCGCTGGTGCTGGCGATCGACGTTAGCGGCTCCGTCTCGGCCGAGAGCTTCGCCCTGCAGCGTGACGCGACAGCGGACGCGCTGCGCAGCCCGGCTGTCGCCCATGCCGCGCGCGATGGGATCGCCGTCGCCGTGACGATGTGGGGCGCCCGCCAGCACCTCGCCCTGCCGTGGCAGATCCTGCGCGGCGCCGGCGATGCGGCGGACGCGGCAGCGGCGCTTGCCCGCGTCGGCAGGCCGGGGAGCGGGGGGACCGATGTCGCTGGCGCGCTCAGCCATGCGGTGGGCCTTCTCGCGACCGTGCCGTGCGAGGCCGAACGCCGGATCGTGGACCTCAGCGGCGATGGCCGCCATTCGGGGGTGGCCTCCGAGATGGACGTTGCCATCAGCCTCGCCCGCGCCCGCGGCGTCGAGGTCAACGCGCTACCGATCGTGACCGAGGTGGAGCCGGACGTCGCCGACTGGTACCGCGCGAACGTCACGGACCCGGTCGGCGGCTTCTCGATTTCCGCCGACTGGCAGGGCTTCGCGCGGTCTATCCGCATGAAGCTGGCGCTTGAGGTCGCCTGATGCAGGCAGGGGACACGCCCGATCTGCTGGCGGCGCTGGCGCCTCCGCCGCCGGTGCCGATCCGGCCGGAGACGCCAGCCATGGCCGCGCTGGCGATGGGCTGCGCGCACTACCACGCGATGACCTTCCCGAACCGGACCTATCCCAGCGAACGCTGGCTGGACGGCTATGCGGAGAGCCAGGGGCTGCGTCAGGCGGCGGTCATGCTGCGCGCGCTCGACAAGCTGACGGCCGAGCAGCGCGCGGCGATCGCGGCGCATCTGGCGCGGGTGCCCGCGTGAAGCGGCGGACTGCGACGGAGCGCCAGGAGCAGCGGGCGACCCTGAATTGGCTCCGCCTCGTGCTGCCGACAGGCGCCCTCGTCTTCCATGTGGCGAACGAGGAATCGTCCGGATCCGCGGCGCGCGGCAAGGCCCTGCTGGGCGACGGCGTGCTTCCGGGCTGCCCCGATCTCTGCGTCCTCTGGCAGGGTCGTGCCTACTGGATCGAGATGAAGCGCTCCGGCCGCCGCGCAGATCTGCGCCAGGCGCAGCATGAGGCACATCGCCTGATCACCTTGGCCGGCTGCCAGGTCGGCGTTGCCGAAGGGCCGGAGGACGCCGACTCGCTGCTGCGCGCCTGGGGCGTGCCTCTCAAGGTCGCCCAGCCACGCTGGGGAAGGAAGGCTGCGTGACCAAGGCCGAGAAGCGCCATCCCTGGCTGAAGTGGTATCCGGCCGACTGGCGCGCCGATCCCGCGTTGCGCATGTGCAGCCTCGCCGCGCGCGGGCTCTGGGCGGACATGCTTGGCCTGATGCATGAGGCAGAGCCCTATGGCTACCTCGTCGTCGGTGGCCGCCTGCCGACGTCGCAGCAGCTGGCGTCGCTGGTGGGCGTCGATGTGCGGGCGGTGACAACCGCGCTTGGCGAACTCGAGGCCGCTGGCGTGTTCAGCCGCGACGCCGAGGGGCGCATCTACTCGCGCAGGATGGTCAGGGATAAGGCCAAGTCGGATCAGGACCGGCAGAACGGAAAAGGGGGCGGTAATCCGTCTCTGCGTCGGCCGGATAAGGTGGGGGTTAACCCCCCCGATAACGGGCAGGATAAGGGTGCGGTAAAGACCCCCGATAAAGCCCAGAAGCCAGAAGCCAGAGATACATCCTCGCAGAGCTCGGATGGCGCGTCGGCTGCGCCGCCGCCGGATGGTCAGCCGCCCCTGGATCAGCGAGCGGAGCTGTTCGGTCCCGGGCTTGGCCGGCTGCGGCGCATGACCGGCAGGCCGGACGGGGCGTCGCGGGCGATCCTCGGTAGGCTGCTGCGAGAGGTCGGCGATGACTGCGCGCTGCTCAATCGCCTGCTGTTCGAGGCGGAGGACGCGCGGCCGGCAGATCCCGTTGCGTGGATCAGCGCAGCGATCCTGTCCCGCACCGGCCGCCGAGCCGCGCCCTCGCGTTCCGGTCCGGACCGGGACTGGGCGGCGCGGGAGCTGGCGCACGACCTGCTCGGCAGCTCGCAGCGTTTCGACATCGACGGCCAGGCGGAGGTCATCCAGTGACGGCGATCGCCACGAGGAAGCAGGCGCTGGCTCGCACTGCCGAGCCGTTCCCGATGTCGACGGCGCTCGCTGCTGCAGTGCGCCAGGCCCTCAACCCGCATCCGGACGCCGGCGCTGATCCGGTCCCCGCGATCGTGCGGGAGGCGGCCGGACGCGCGCTGGTGGCCATGGACAGCATGGCGCAGCCGGCGACGATCGAGGACTGGCTGCGCTTCCTGCGTCCGGTGGTGGCGGTGGTTGCCAATCCTCCCGACCGGGAAGCGTTGCCGGGCCGCGCGGCCGCGATCGCCTTCGCCTTCCAGGATGTACCGGCGGCGATGCTCGACGCGGATGCGCAGCGCGCGATCATGCGGTCCTGCCGTTACTTCCCGACGCCGGCGGAGCTCACGCCAATCTTCGCGCCCCGGGTCGTCGAGCTGCGGTCGCGCCGCTTCGCCCTGTCCCGCATCGCCGCGACGCGGGCTCCCGAAGCCCAGGCATCGGTGCCCGCCGCCGCGCGCGCCGAGCTCGCGGCACGCCTCTCGGTCCGGGCAGGGGAGATGCGGGCTTCGGCCAGCCAGCGGGAAGCAGCGGAGAGGGAAGAGGCCGCAATCCGCCGTGCACCGCAGCGTCGCATCGAGGATCCGGACACGCCGGAGCACGAGCTGCGGAAGGCGGCCGCATCGGGGAAGCCGGGCGCGGCGCTGGCGCGCATGCGGCTCGCCATCATGGACGCGCGGCGCGCCGCAGTGGGAGGAGCGAGAGGCGATGAGTGAGCCATCGACCCGCCGACACCTTACCGCGATGCAGCGGAAGGGTGGCGAGCGCACGCGCGCCAAGCTCGCAGGCAAGACGGTCCGCATCTGGTCGGCCGAGCACCGCGCATGGTGGCGGCCAAACCTCTGCGGCTACACGGTCCATGCCGAGGTGGCCGGACGATACTCGTTCGAGGAGGCGTGGGCCGCGACAAACCATTGCGGTCCGGAAAAGCGGATCGTGTTCGAGGTGGTAGCATGACGCAGGAAGCGAGGCGCCCCTGCGCCAACTGCGGCCCAGCAGCCGAAGCCGGCAATCTGCCCTGCCTCGCCGCGCCAGCTCCTTGCGCCAGCGATATGCGCGCAAGAGAAAAGGTGGCCTCGACGCATCCCGTGCAGGTCACATTTCGCCCGCAGTGGTGCGTGACGAGGCGTGACGCGCCCATCACCGCCGAGGCGCTGGTTGATGCGATGGCGCGGACGCTGGACCCACTGGCATGGAGCGATCACGCCGAGGCGGAATACGCCGCCGGATCATGGGTTGCGACACATGGCTGGGAGCCTCGCCGGGTCGTCGCCCGCAATCAGGTTCGCACTGCCCTGACTGCCGCCGCCAGGCTCGCGTTTCGTGATCCCCAGGAAGCGCTTGTCCAGGCGGCATACGCGACGCCACCGGTCGCAGCGCTCTTGAGGGCGATTTGGGAGGCCGCGCATGCAGATTGATGCACGATCGCATGAATTGCTCGTTCTGCGCGCTCCCGCACCGATCCCGGCACACGTCGCTGCGCACATCAAGGCCGAGGTGGAAAGCGCCATCGCCACGCCGCCGCACATCCTGGTCCTCGAGCGCAGATGGCATTTCGAGCGCGTGCCGCTGCCCCAGCGTGACCCGCCCGCGCCTGCCGGCTGGGACGAGCTGGAGAATGTGCGCTGATGACCATGCTCGACGCTGTTGACGAATACGGCGGCGATGCCGCAGAACATGCGGACACGGCACTCCATGCGGGCCTGCGCCCCTCGGAGTGCGGTAGCCATTCAAGGCCCCGCTGGTATGTCGTGATGACGCACCGCGGCGCCGAGCGCCTCGCCGCCGACGAACTGCGCAAGCAGGACATCCAGAGCTTCCTACCGCTGCGGCGCCGCGAGCCTCGTCCTGTCATACCTGGTCAGCCTCGGCGACACCGCAAGGCAGAGCCCGACGAGCCGCAGATGGTGCCGGCCTACCCGCGCTATCTCTTCGTCCTCTTCGACGTCGAACGGGATCGCTGGCGCTCCATCTGCTCGACGCGCGGCGTGAAGCACCTCTTCGGATCGCACCCCGAGCGCCCCACCCCGATTCGGGACAGCGTTATGGCGGCGATGCTGCTGCGGGCCAGCAAGTGGGGCGAAGAAGCCAAGGTGAAGCCCGGCCCGATGCCTGCGTTCGATCCCGGCGTGGTCGTGACGATCATTGATGGGCCGATGGCCTCGATCGAGGGCGTGGTGGTGTCCTGCAACGGCAAGCGCACCACCGTGCTGCTGCTGCGCTGGGACCGAGAGGTCGAGGTCGACAGGAACAATGCCCGCCAGGTAGTGGCATAGCGATGCAGGCGAAGCGGCCGACCCTGCGGCGCCTCGCTCCTATGGTGGCGGCGCTGCCGCCCATGCTGGCTCCGGCAGTGAAGGCGGGCACCGGCTTCGCGCGATCCGATCGGCTGTCGAGCACGGCCCGTGGCTATGGCGCCGACTGGCGGCGGGTCCGGGAGAGGGTGCTAGCCATCGAGCCTCTGTGCCGCGAATGCGACAAGCAGGGGCGCGTGACCGTGGCCACTGAGGTGGACCACATCGATCCCTTCGAAGGCGTGGACGACCCGCGCCGGCTGGACCCGGAGAACCTCCGCCCCCTCTGCACCCCCTGCCACCGCGCCCGCACCGCCCGCCAGGCCTCCGGCCAGGGCTAGGGGGGGGTAGGGGGGGTCAATCCCTGCGGCCGCCGTCACGCGGGACCGCGCCCCCTGCCTTCCAGGGATTTTTTTCGCTCCCCGCGCTGGTGGGGGCTGGGAAGCTAAGGATGCTGACCGATCGGCAGCGCCTCTTCGTTGAGGCGTATCTGCTTGAACCCAACGGGAAAAAGGCGGCGATCGCCGCGGGCTACTCCGCGAAGACCGCGGAGGTCACCGCGAGCAAGCTGCTAAGGCAGCCTAAGGTCGCCGCGGAGCTCGCCAAGCGCCGCGCGATCACCGAGGCCGCGACCGGGATCACCGTCGAGCGCGTGATTTCCGAGCTCGCGAAGCTCGGCTTCTCCGACATCCGTCAGGTTATCGCCTGGCGAGCGAACGTCGCGAAGATGGTCGATGACCCTGAGACCGGCGACCCGATGCTTCAGGTCACGAACGAGGTCGAGCTGGTCGACAGCGCGAAGCTGACCGACGACATCGCCGCCGCCATTTCCGAGATCTCGCAGACCAAGGACGGCACCTTGCGCGTGAAGATGCACGACAAGCTGGGCGCCCTGGTGAAGATCGGCCAGCACCTCGGCATGTTCCGCCCGCTGCCCTCGCCGGCCGAGAAGGCCGGCAAGAAGGAACGGCAGAATGCCGAGGCGCAGTCGGCAGACGAAGGGTCCGAGTGGGCCGGCTTGATGAACTAGCGCGGCATGCCCTGGGACCTCTCCTGCCTCGACTGGGAGGACCGCCTCCGCGCCGGCAGGGCGCCGATCACGGACCTGCCTCTCTATACCGACCAGGCCGAGCGGGCCGTCAGCGTCTTCAATCTCCTCCGCCTGGCCGACGTGCCGGGCAATCCCCGGCTGAGGGACGCGGCCGGCGACTGGTTCCGCGACATCGTCCGCGCCCTCTTCGGCTCCCTGAACGCCGCCACCGGCGAGCGCCTCATCCGCGAGGTGCTGACGCTGGTGCCGAAGAAGAACAGCAAGACCAGCTACGGCGCGCTGCTGATGCTGACCGCCCTCATCCTGAACATGCGCCCGAAGGCGCGGTTCATCATGACGGCGCCGACGCAGGACATCACGGAGCTCGCCTACAGCCAGATCGAGGGCGCAATCCTCCTCGATCCCGTGCTCGAGAAGCGCTTCCACAACCGCGGCCACATCAAGACCATCGTGGACCGCAAGAACAAGTCGACGCTCGAGATCATGAGCTTCGACCCGTCGGTGCTCACCGGCCAGAAGCCCGCCGGCATCCTGGTCGATGAAGTCCACGCCGTCGCGAAGATGGCCAAGGCCGCCAGCGCCATCCGGCAGCTCCGCGGCGGCATGCTCGCGATCCCCGAGAGCTTTCTCTTCTTCATCACGACCCAGTCGGAGGAGCCCCCCGCCGGCGTCTTCCGCGCCGAGCTGATGAAGGCCCGCGCGATCCGCGACGGCCGGCAGAAGGGCGCGATGCTCCCGGTCCTCTATGAGTTCCCGGAAGCGATGCAGCGCGACCAGGACGCGTGGCGGGACCCGAAGAACTGGGCGATGGTCACGCCCAACGCAGGCCGGTCCGTCACGATCGCGCGCCTGCATGAGGAATTCACGACCGCCGAGACGACCGGCGCCGATGAACTCCGTGCCTGGGCGAGCCAGCACCTCAATGTCGAGGTCGGCGTCGCCCTGCATGTCGATCGATGGCTCGGCGCCGACTTCTGGCCGCAGAGCGCGGATCAGACGCTCGACAGCCTGGAGACACTGATCCAGCGGTGCGAGGTCATTTGCATCGGGATCGACGGCGGCGGCCTCGACGACCTGTTCGGCCTCGCCGCGGTCGGCCGATGCAAGAAGACCGGCGCTTGGCTCCACTGGGGGCGCGCCTGGGCCCATCCGATCGTGCTCGAGCGGAACAAGAAGGAAGCGGCCCGGCTGAAGGATCTCGAGGAAGAAGGCGACCTCACCTTCGTCCGGGAGATCGGCGACGACCTGGCGGAGGTCCTCGACATTGTCGCGCGGGTCTTCTCGGCCAACCTGCTGGGTGGCGTCGGCCTCGACCCGGTCGGCATCGGCGCCATCGTCCAGGGGCTTCGCGATCGGAAGATCCCCGACGATCTGATTGTCGGAATCGGCCAGGGCTTCCGCCTCAACGGTGCGATCAAGACCGCCGAGCGGAAGCTGGCGGAAGGCACCTTCCGCCACGGCGGCCAGGCGCTGATGGCGTGGTCGGTCGGGAACGCCCGGACGGAGCAGAAGGGCAACGCGATGCTCATCACCAAGCAGGCGTCCGGCTCCGCCAAGATCGATCCGCTGATGGCGCTGTTCGATGCGGTCGAGCTGATGGCGCGCAATCCGAAGCCTCGCGGCATCAGCGTCTATGAGAAGCGCGGGCTGGTCAGCCTCTGATGACCGAACGCCGATCCTGGTGGGCGCGCCTCGGCCGCAATCGCGCGGCCGTGGAGCCCACGCCACCTCTGACGGTGCAGCACCCGCGCGTCGAGCCGGTGTTGCAGGTCCCGGTGACCCGCTCCATGCCGGCCGACAGCAGCCTCTCCCAGCCGCAGAGCTGGCTGATGGGCATGCTCGGCGCGATGCCCTCGGCGACCGGTATTCCGGTCACGCCGCTGACCGCCCTGCAGGCGGCCGCGGTCTATGGATGCGTGAAGTGCCGATCAGAGGACCTGGCGAAGCTGCCGATCGTCATGCGCCGCGAGCGGGCGGACGGCCAGGGCTGGGACAAGCTTACGAAGCACCCGCTGCGGCGCCTCTTCCGCCGGCCCAACCGCTGGATGACGGCCTCCGACTTCATCAGCTACGTCGTCATCAGCCTCGACCTGCGCGGCAATGCCTATATCGCGGTCGCGCGCGGGCCGGACGGGTCGCCTCGCTCCCTGATCCCGCTTTCGCCGGATCGCGTGTCGGTTCTGCTCAGCCCGAACGGCACCCTCTTCTACAATGTCCACCACCCGGCTCTCGGCACCGGCCTGACGCTCCACCAAGACGACGTGGTGCATGTCCGCGGCCTCAGCCTCGATGGCTATATGGGCATCTCGCCCATTGCCGCTGGCCAGGACGCGATCGGGCTTGCGCTGGCGACACAGCAGCATGGCGCCGCGCTGTTCCGGCAGGGCGCCCAGATATCCGGCGTGCTCTCGATCGCCGGCAGCCTGTCGCCGGAAGCCGCGAAGCGCCTCGGGCAGTCCTGGCAGGACACCTATGGCGGCGTCGCCAACGCCGCGAAGATCGCGGTCCTCGAGGAAGGCGCGAAGTTCGAGAAGATCGCGCTGACCAACGAGCAAGCACAGTATCTCGAAACGCGCGGCTTCCAGGTGCTGGACATCTGCAGGATCTTCCGCACACCGCCGCACAAGGTCATGGACCTCAGCCGCGCCACCTTCTCCAACATCGAAGAGCAGAACCAGTCCTATATCGATGAGGCCCTTCTGCCGACGGCGGTGCGGATCGAGCAGGCGCTGGAAGACAAGCTGCTTTTCGAGGACGAGGACGACATCGAACTGGACTTCGACTTCGACGCGCTGCTGCGCGGCAACATGAAGACGCGCTTCGAGACCTATCAGATCGGCCTGCTCAACGGCGTGTGGAACCGCAACGAGGTCCGCGCCAAGGAACGCGAAAACCCGGTGCCGGGCGGCGAAATCTACCGCGTCCCGCTGAACACCGTGGATGCCAGCATCTCGCCGGATGGCGCGCCGACGCCGCCGGGCACCGATGCGCCGACGAAGCCCGACGCGAATGCCCCCGCCGAGCCGAAGCCGGGCGAGGGCAGCGAAGACGCCGAGGACGAAAAGGCCAAGCGCCGGCGCCAGCGTCGTGAGGCGGAGGACAACGCATGAAGCTGACCCGCAAGACCTTCGCGGTGCAGGCCGAGCAGACCGCCGATGAAGGCGTGGTCCGCGTCATCTGCAGCACCGAGGATACCGACCGCGCCGGCGAGGTGGTGGTGCAGTCCGGCATCGACCTCGATGCCTACAAGCGCAATCCGGTCGTGCTGTTCCAGCACGATCCGAACCAGCCGGTGGCGCGCGCCACCGACATCGCGATCGAGGACGGCCGGCTGGTCGCCACTGTGCTGTTCCCGCCGGCCGGGATCTCGGCGAAGGCGGATGAGGTCCGCGGCCTGGTGAAGGCCGGGATCCTCTCGGGCGTCTCGATCGGCATGGAGCCGGTCGATACCGAGCCGATGGACCCCAACGACACGCGGCGCAATGCGCCGGTGCGCTACCTGAAGTCGAACCTGCTGGAGTTCAGCTTCGTCTCCATCCCGGCGAACCCGGCCGCGCTGGTGGTCGCCCGCAGCGCGAACCGCCGCGGCGCAGCGGTGGTGAAGTCGCTCTGGGACTGCGGCCGGCTGGCCGACCTGCTCTGCCAGCTCGGATGGATCTGGGACAGTGCGGCCTTCGAGCGCGAGATCGAGGACGACGCCTCCCGCATCCCGGAGGTTCTCGGCCAGATCATGCAGGACATGGGTCAGGCGCTTCTGGACATGACGGCCGAGGAAGTCGCGGAGCTGCTGGCGACGACCGCGCCGGAGGAGACGACCGAGAAGGCGCTGACGCCGGCCGAGCGCTTCGGCGCCGGCTGGCGCGCCAGGCCTCCCGTGACGAAGGCCCACGCCGCCTCGCGCACCGCCATCCAGCGTCGCGCCCGCGCTCTCGCGCTGGGCTGATCCCATCCCGATCACCGGGGCACTCGCTCCGATGAAAGCCGCGCGGCCGCGCCGCGGCGGCGCCCGACAGCCCTTGGGCAAGGCATCGTGGTGCTCGCGCGCAGCGCGTCTCACCCCGCACATGGAGCAGAGCATGAAGAAGCTGCATGAGCTGCGGCGCGAGCGCGCCGGGCTGATGACCAAGGTGAAGGAACTCGCCGAGAAGGATGGCGAGCTCTCGGCCGAGGAGACCAAGGAATTCGAAGGCCTCGAGGTCCAGATCAAGGGCCTCGACACGCGCATCGCCCGTCTCGTGAAGGCGGCCGAGCTCGAGGCCGACGAGGCGAAGGAAATCCCCGAGGACGATGAGAAGAAGTCCGAGGAGGAGGACGAGGAGAAGGAAGACGACGAGGACGAGACGGAGGAGAAGAACGGCCGCGTGCGCGTCGTGAAGCGCCACCGCGTCTTCGCCGAGCCCAAGAAGAAGTTCGAGAAGGGCATCATCGTCGGCGGTGCGCTGAAGATGATGGCTGCCGGCGGCGGCTCGATCTTCAATGCCCGCCAGGTCTCGAAGGAGGTCTATGGCGAAAGCCACCCGGTCACGAAGGCGCTGAACGCCAGCTCCGGCCCGACCGGCGGCTTCGTCGTTCCGCCCGAGTATGTGGCGGAGATCATCTCCATCCTCCGCGCCCGCACCGTCGTGCGCCAGGCCGGCCCCCGTGGCCTGCCGATGCCGCGCGGCACGCTGACGCTGCCGCGGCAGACCCAGGCGGCGACCGCGAACTACGGCAACGAGCTCTCCGCGATTCCGGTGAGCGAGCAGCGCCTGGGCCAGATCGTCGCGACCTTCAAGAAGCTGACGGCGATGGTCCCGATCTCCAACGACCTGCTGCGCTACAGCGATCCGGCGATCGACGCCTTCGTGCGCGACGACCTAGTCGCGGTGATGGCGCGGCGCGAGGACCTCGCCTTCATCCGCGGCGATGGCGCCTCCGACAGCCCGCGCGGCTTCCGGTCCTTCCTGATGTCCAGCAACATCATCTCCTCGACCTCGGCCTTCACGCTGGCGACCGCCGCGGCCGAGCTCGGCGGCCTGGTGAACAAGCTGGAGACCGCGAATGTCGACATGGTTCGGCCGGTCTGGATCATGGCGCCGCGCGTGAAGAACTACCTCTTCAACGTGCAGAACGCCCAGGGCTTCTACGTCTATCGCGACGAGATGAAGGACGGGACGCTGCTCGGCTATCCGTTCTTCACCACGACGCAGATCCCGACGAACCTGGTGAACGGCAGCGATACCGACTGCTCCGAGCTCTACATCGTGGACATGGACCAGGCGATCGTCCTGGACAGCATGACGATGCAGATCGATGTCAGCCGCGAGGCGACCTATGTGGACGCGAACGGCGTCACGATCAGCACCTTCCAGTCGGACCAGACGCTGATGCGCTGCATCAGCGAGCATGATTTCCAGATGCGGCAGGACGCGGCGATCGCGATGCTGCAGCACTGCCGCTGGGCGCCGGCGATCGCCTGACGCTGACCAGGCCGGGCCGCACCGCGGCCCGCGCTTTCCCTTCGACACCCCGACACAGGACATCCCGCGATGAACACCATCGTCTGGGCGAAGGACTTGATCAGCCTCACCAAGGCACTGATCGCCTCCGCCTTCACCTCCCTGACCGCCGGCGGCAGCGGGGACAACACCGCCGTCACCGGCCTCACCCTCGACCGCCAGTCGATCGGCATGCCGCAGTCCTGCATCGTCAGCTGGATATTCAGCGCGGTGCTGGCGCAGGCCGCCACGCTGACCATCAAGACGCTGGTAATCGAGGACAGCGCGAACGGCACCGACTGGGCCACCTATGTGCCGCCCGCGCCTGTCGCGGCGCCGGCAGCGCCGGGCGTCGTCGCCACCGGCCCGACCGGCGGCGGCACCGTGCGTGGCGTGTCATCGATCGGCATCAACCTGACCGCGGCGCGCCGGTATGTGCGCTTCGGCTGGACGCCGGACCTGTCCGCCGCGAACACGGACACCGCGTCCGTGGTGGCGCAGGCCACCTTCAGCGGCATGGACCGTCTGCCCTGATCGGCGCGGGCGCCGGTCTGACGGCGCCCGCTTCCCCGCAACCGCTGAAGGACGCACCCGATGCGCGCAGTCACCTTCGCGAAGTCGGTCGGGCCCTATGTGGCCGGCGACGTCGCGGCATTCCCTGACGCCGAAGCCGCCGCCCACATCGAGCGCGGCGAGGCGACGCCCTATCCCGCCGAGACAGCCGAAGCCGCTGCCGAAGCGCAGCCGCCCGCGAGCCCCGCCGAACCGCAGCCGCCCGCGAGCCCGGGTGGCGACGGTGATGGCGGCGGCGCCGACACCCAGTCCGGAGCCTCCGCATGACCCCTGTGAAGTTCACGCGCGCCTGTGCGCCCTACCACGCGGGGGAGACGGCCGCCTTCCCGGAGGCGACGGCCGCCTACTACGTGACGAAGGGCCTGGCGACGAAGGTCGAGCTGCCGAAGCCGAAGGCCGACCCCAAGGGCGAGCCGAAGACCTAGGCCGTGCTCTCCACCCTCCGTCTCGCCGCCGGGCCTGTTGCTGAGATCGTCGATCTGGACACCGCTCTGGCGCATTGCCGGGTGGACAGCGACGATCAGGGCGGGCTGATGGAGGTCTATATCGCGGCCGCGCGGCAGTGGTCGGAGGGCTGGCTCGGCCGAGCTCTGGCGCAGCAGCAGCTGCTCTGGACGGTGTCCGACACCACGGCCGCGCCAGCGCCCATGCTGCGCTTCGCGCCGACACCGGCGCCCGGAACGCTGCTGGTCCCCAGTGTCGCGACGCCCTGGCCGCCGCGTCGTCCGATGGAGTTCCCCCGCAGCCCTGTCACGGAAGTGACTGCGGTGACCGTCGGCGGCTTCGCCATCGACGATGCGCCGCTTTCCGAGGACGACTATCAGCTCGACCTCGCGACCGAGCCGGCGCGGATCCTGCTGCGCTCCACCGCTGCCACGTCGAAGGCCGATCGCCTGACCGTGGCCTTCACCGCCGGCTACGCCGATCCGGCGCAGATCCCGCGGCCGATCCATCTCGCCCAGCTCGTCATCATCGCCCACCTCTGGGAACACCGCGGCGACGCGGGCGGCGACCTGCCGAAGGCGGCGCAGTCCCTGATGTGGCCCTTCCGACTGGCGGCCTTCGGCTGATGGTGCCGGAACCCGCGATCGGTGACCTCCGTTGGCGCGTCAGGCTGCTGCGCCGCGACCAGGAGCCGGCGGAAGACGCCGCTGGCATCGAGGAGACGCCGGTCCTGCTCGCCTCCACCTGGGCCAAGATAGAGCCGGTGGGGGCGCTGACCTTCTTCGGCTCGACGCAGGTGGAAACGCCGGTCACGCACCGCATCACCATCCGCTGGCGCCACGGCCTGGACACGACGCACGCCATCGAGCGCACCTCCAAGGGTGCGGATGGCGTGGAGAGGACCGAGACATTCCGCGTCCGCCGCCAGATGGAGCCGAACGGCCGGAAGCGCTGGATGGTCTTCGAGGTAGAGCTGGAGCGCCAGGCATGATCCGCCTCAGCGTTGGCGTCCCGATGGATGTGGCGCTCACCCTCGATCCCAAGGCGAAGAAGAAGGCGCTGCGGCAGGCCGGCCAGCAGGTCGCGCGGGCCACGCGCCGCAGGTTGAGCAAGGCAGGCGCCGGCCGACGCTATGGCAAGCACGTCGCCTCCGCCCCCGGCCAGCCGCCGGCGAAGATGACGGGCGGCCTGGCATCCTCCGTCACCGTCCGCGTCTGGAAGTCCGGCGACGGCGTCGCGATCCGCGCCCGTCGCTTCTACGCACTGTTCCTGGAAGCCGGCGCGCAGGGCGGCGTCGGGTCCGGCCGCAAGGGCGTGAAAGGCAAGAGCAACACCCGCCATCGCGTCGCCGGCACGCGCGAGCTCAAGCCTCGCCCCTTCCTCTCCGCCGCGCTTGAGGAACTGTCCGGCGAACGCCTCGGCGAGAGGCTGCGCGATGCGATCGCGAAGGGGATCGAACTGCGCAAGGGCGCCCGAAAGCGGGCCCGCTGACATATGGATCTCTCGGCCGTCATCCTGCACCTGCGCGACCATACGCCCCTGTTCGAGGGACGCGTGGCCGGCGCCGCCGAATACGCCAAGGGTGTCGAGGATCAGACCTGGATGGCGCTACCGGCCGCCTATCTGGTGCCGGAAGACGAGGACGCCGAACCGGACACGGCCCAGAGCGGCGGGCTCGAGCAGGAGGTGACGATCCGCTTCGGCGTCGTCGTCGCGCTCGACAACACCGCCGACCGTCGCGGCCAGACGGCCTCCGCGCAGTATCACGCGGTGCGCATGGCGCTGTTCCGCGCGCTGCTGAACTGGATGCCGCCGCCACCGGCAGGCGACGTCCGCCGCTCCGCCAAGGGTCTCTACTACGTCGAAGGCGCGCTGCAGGGATTCGACCGGAAGCGCCTGTTCTACAAATGGACCTTCGCGCTCGACACCATCATCACCGATGCGGATGGCTGGCAGGAGACGCTGCCGGACCTCGAGGCCGTGACGGTCACGACGAAGGTTCCGCCCGACACCGATCCGGTCGTCGCCGAGTTCCTCACCCAACCCTGAGACGGGACAGCCGAGCATGTACGTCGTTCCAGCGCCCGGCTTCCGGGTGCCCGATCCCGACCTGTCCGATTACCTGCCGGCCGAAGGCCGAGAGGTGCCGGACAGCGCCTATTGGCGCCGGCGCGAGCGCGACGGCGATGTGACGGTGGGCCAGCCGCCCGCCACCCCCAGCGCTCCGGAGGCGTGACATGGCCATTTCCTTCACGCAGATCCCGCAGTCGCTGCGGCTGCCCTTCTTCTTCGCCGAGGTCGATCCCAGCCGCGCGAATCTCGGCAGCCGGCCCCAGCGCAGCCTGCTGATCGGCCAGGTCACCGCCGCCGGCGCCGGGACCGGCGTGCCAGCCCTCGTTCAGGGCGTGGCCTGGGCTCGCACCGCCTTCGGTGCCGGTTCCATGCTGGCGCTGATGGTCGAGCAGTATCGCGCCCGCGATCCGTTCGGCGAACTGTGGGCGCTGCCGCTCGCCGATAACGGCTCCGGCGTTGCCGCCACGGGCACGATCCTGGTCGCCAGCGCGCCGACGGCTGCGGGGACGATCCCGCTCTACATCGCCGGCCGGCGCGTGCTGCAGGCGGTCACCGCGTCGCAGACCGCTGCGCAGGTGGCGACGGCTCTTGCGGCGACGATCAATGCCGACGTGAACCTGCCGGTGACCGCCACTGTCGACACCGCCACGGTCACCCTGACCGCGAAGAACAAGGGCCCGGAGGGCAACGGCATCGATATCCGCGCCGCCTATCTGGGCGCACCGGGCGGCGAGGCGCTGCCGGCAGGCCTGGCACTGACCATCACGGCCATGGCCAGCGGCGCGACTGCGCCGACGCTCTCTACGCCGCTGGCGAACCTCGGTGACACGGACTTCGACTTCATTGCCTTCCCCTACACCGACACCACCAGCCTCAATGCGATGCGCGACACCATGGCGCTGCGCTGGGCCTGGAACCGGCAGATCTATGGCGGCGCCTTCTCCGCGATTCGGGGGACGGTCGGTGCGCGGACCACCTTCGGTTCCGGCCGGAATGACCCCTACGTCAGCGTGATGGGGTTCCCGGACAGCCCGACGCCGGCATGGCTCTGGGCCGCGGACTACTGCGCCGCCTGCGCCGAGAGCGTGCGTGCCGACCCCGGCCTCCCGCTGCAGACGATCGCGCTGAACGTGCTGGCGCCGCCGGTCGGCCTGCGAGACGCGATGGAGGACCGCAACGCGCTGCTCTTCGCCGGCGTCTCGACCCATACCGTGGGCGCGGACGGCGTGGTGCGAGTCGAGCGCGCGATCACGACCTATCAGCGCAACGCCCAGGGGCTTCCGGACGACAGCTACCTCGACGTCGAGCGGATGTTCACCCTGTCCTATGCGCTGCGCGACATCCGCACCTTCATCGTCGGGACCTATGGACGGGCGAAGCTGGCGAATGACGGGCAGCGCGTGCCGCCCGGGTCCACCATCGTCACGCCTGCGATCCTGAAGGCCGGCATCCTGGCCCGCTACCGGCTGCTCGAGAGGCAGGGCTACGTCCAGGACTTCGACAGCTTCCGCGCCAACCTGGTCGTGGAGCGCAATTCGCAGAACCCCTCGCGGGTGGATGTGCTCTGGCCGGTCGTCCCGATCGACCAGCTCCGCCAGGTGGCGCTGCTCGCGCAGTTCCGCAACGCCGCGATCTGAGGAACCCACGGGATGAGCGCCACTCTCGGCACCGACCGCCGCATTGGCGGCACCGCGTCCGTCACCGTCGACGGCCGCACCTATCTGCTGGTGGGCGAACTGACCTATGGCGTCAGTCAGGTCCGCCGCACCACCATGACCGGCCAGGACCGGGTCCACGGCTACCAGGAGATGCCGACGCCCGGCTTCATCGCCGGCACCTTCCGTGACGTCGCCGAGCTGCGCGTCGAGGACTTCAACGCGATGACCGACGTCTCGGTCGTCGTCAGCCTGAACAACGGCAAGACGATCTCCGGCACGGGAATGTGGACGGTCGAAGCGCAGGAGGTCGCGACGACCGAGGGCACCTTCGCCGTCCGCTGGGAAGGCGACCGGGTGGAGACCGTCTGATGGCGCGCGAGACGACGATCCCGCTTCCCGCGCCGATCGACGCGGGGAAGGGCGCCCAGGTCACGGAGCTGAAGCTGCGAGAGCCGACGCTCGGCGAGATGGACAAGGCGATGGCGCCGGGTTCAACCGCGTATGGTCAGGCCGCGAAGATCATCGGCCTGATCGCCGGCCTGGACGATGTCGTCGCTGGCCGCCTGCCGGCTTCGGTCCGCACGGCGGCGATGGAGTTCGTCGAGAGCTTCGCGCCGACCGATGAGGAGATCGAGGCGCTCGAGGTCGGCGTCCCGCACACGATCGAGCTGGCGGATCCGATCCCGCTCGGCTCGGCCGCGGTTCACCATTTCACCCTGCAGGAACCGACGCTGGCGCAGCTCGATCGCGCGATGAAGGCCGCCGGGCCTCTGCGCCAGATGATCCTGCTCGCCTCTCAGGCCGGTGGCATCCCGCTGCCGGTGGCGGAGCGCATCCCCTATTCGCGCCTCGCCGAGATCGGGAAGTTCTTCCGCCCTTTTCTGTAGGCCGTCCGGGTAACTGGGTCGCCGTCGTCGCCGGCATCACCCGCTTCTTCGGGTGGGGCCCGACCGCTTGGCGCGACATCACCACGGCGGAGCTTCTGTCCTGGAATGAAGAGGCGCACCGCATGATCGCTGAGCGGGGACGCTGATGGCCGGCGGCTACAGCGTCACGATCCGGGCCGAGGACGGCGCGACGGCGGTCATCAACCGCATCAACGCCTCCCTCTCGCGCATGACGGCGCCGGTGTCGCGGCTCAATGCCGCGACCAAGACGCTGGCGGATCGCACCGGTCTGACGCGCCTGACGACCGGGTTCGAGCAGGCGGCGCAGGGCGCGCTTTCCCTGGGCAACCGGATCTCCGGCGTGCTGCCGATGTTCGGTGCGCTCACCGGTGCCGCCAGCCTTGCCGGCATGGCGCGGCTGGTGACGACCTGGTCCCGGTTCGGCGAGGAAATCGGGCGCGCATCCGACCGGCTTGGCATCTCCGCGCGCTCCCTCGGCCAGTGGCAGACCGGGGCGCGCCTGGCCGGCGCCAGCATGCTGGGCATGACGCAGGGGCTGACCAGCCTGCGCGACACGCTGACGGACGCCGTCGGCGGCCGGAACAACGAAGCGGTTCAGTATCTCAACATCCTCGGCGTCCGCTTCCGTGACGCTCGCGGCAACGCCCGCGACTTCGAGGAAGTGCTGCCTGAGCTGGCAGAGCGCATCAAGAACCTGCGCGACCCGACCCTGCAGGCGCGCGTCGCCACCGTGTTCTTCGGCGGCGCCACGGCCGAGCTGCTGCCGATCCTGCGCCAAGGCGCCGACGGCATCCGCCGCATGCGACAGGAAGGCGAGGCCACCAGCCGCACGACGGATGAACAGGTCGCGCGGGCCAGGGCGCTGGGGCATGCGTGGCGCGGACTGGAGACCGGGGCGACGCAGGCGGGCAATGCACTCGCTTCCGCCCTGGCGCCGGCACTGACGCCGCTGCTGGAGCGTCTTTCGGCCTGGGTACAGGCCAGCGACGGGCTGGCGGGGTGGATCGATCGCCTCTCCACGAAGATCGATGACTGGGTGGCGCGCGGCGGCCCGAAGGAACTCGGCGACCAGATCGCCAGCATCGCCGAGACCGTCGATCGCGTCGTCACCGCCTTCGGCGGCTGGGAAACTGCCATCGTCGGCCTCGGCGCCGCGATGACGCTCAATCTGCTTGGGCCGCTCGGCACTGCGGCGCGCGCGCTGGTGACGCTCGCGGGCGTCCAGATCCCGGCTTGGTTGCTGCGCCTGCTGGGGGCGGGCGGGCTTGGCGCCGTGGGTGCGGTGGCCTTGGCCATGACGCCGTCGCCGGCCGGCGAGACCCAGTCCGATCGCGATCTGCTGGAGCGGCTGCGGCAGGACCCGGAGGCGGCACAGCGCGAGATGGCGGGTGACGCGCCGGTGCGCGCGCCGGTCGCGCCCACGGCGGCCGGCTGGATTTCCAACTTGTGGCGCACCCGCATCATGGGCACTCAGCCGCAGACCGGCGTCTACGGCACGCCACCGCCCGCGACGCCGGGCGATCCCAGCGCGCCGCGCGGGCTTCGCAACAACAACCCGCTCAACCTGATGCATCACCCGGCGCAGGTCGGGCTGGATCCGGCCCGTCCGTCCGATGGCCGCTTCGGCCGCTACAACACGATGGAGGAGGGATATGCCTCCGCCATCCGGCAGATGCGGCTCAATGCCTCCCGCGGGAACGACACGCTGGCGCGGCAGATCGCGGTCTGGGCGCCGCCGAACGAAAACAACACGGCCGCCTACATCGCACGCGTGGCGCGGGAGGCGGGCATGTCGCCGAACGATAGGCTCGACCTCAACGATCGCGGCCGCCTCGCCACCGTCCTCTCGACCATGACGGCGATCGAGAACGGCCGCAGCGTCGACCGCAGCGTCATCGATCGCGGAATCGGCCTGGCCCTCGGTCCCGGCGAAGGCGGCGCGGCGCCGGTCACCCCGGTTCCCGCCGGCGATGGCCCGGCCGGCGGCGCATCGGGCCGCGTGGCGGTGGATGTCACCCTGCGGGGTGCGCCGCCTGGCACCACCGTGATGGCAAGCGCATCCGGCGCCGCCCAGGCCGCGCCGCCGCGCGTCGAGCGTGCCCTGCCGAGCATGGCCGCGCCATGAGCGGGATCTTCACGGGGAAGGGGCTGCTCGGCGGGGGTGGCGCCTTCTGGAAGGACCAGCTTCGCCCCGCATCGTGGCGCGGCGTGACCTTCGGCGTCCTGCTGGAGCAGGAGGAGGTCACCCGCCAGCTCGCGACGCACCAGTATCCCTATCGCGACGAGGTCTGGGTCGAGGATCTCGGCGGCGGCACCGCGCCCTTCGCGGTGAACGGCTTCCTGGTCGGGGACGATGCGATCCAGCAGCGGGACGCGCTGCGGGCCGCCGCGAACCGCGAAGGGCCCGGCGACCTCGTCCACCCCATGCGCGGCAGCATGCAGGCTGTCCTGCTCTCGCTCTCCATCGGGTCGAAATGGGACGCCGGGCGCGTCATCGAGCTGTCGTTCCGCTTCATCCCCTACGCGCCGCGCCGCTACCCGGCGACGGAAACCGATACCGCCCAAGCGACCGAGAATGCAGCCGATGCCGCGGACGCCGCGTCGGAAAGCGGCTTCCTCGACCAGATCGGCGAGGCGATCTCCTACGGCGCCGGCGTGGTCGACCAGGCGGTGTCCGTGGCGCGGGATGTCCAGTCGCAGGCGAATGCGCTCATGGGCGATGCCGCAGCGGCGCTGCATGCCGTCGGATCGCTGACCGGGCAGAACTACATGTCGGGCCGGCTCGGCCGCTACTTCCGGGGGGCCAGGGGCGTGATGCAGACGAGCATCGGGCAGGTGAACACGGTCACGGGCGCGATTGGGCGGGTGAACACCGCGCGCGCAACGGTGACCCAGGCGGGCGCCACGCTCGTGACGAAGGCCAGCCTGCTGTGACGGCCGCGTCCGACATGGCCGCCGCGGCCCGGAGCCTCGCCGCCGCGCTGCGCTCCGTGGCCGATGATCCCGCCGATCAGGTCCGTCTGATGCTGGCGCTGGCGTCGATCTCGCCGGTGGGGCCCTCCGGATCCGGGCCGGTCGGCCGGGCCATCG